CGTTGGTACAATTTTCAGGACATGCCTCTCCCAAATCGTATTCTTCTTTGTTACTCATTTTTGCCAATATGCCGATACAACATATTCTGTTTTTTAAGTCTATGTCCAAAACATCAGGTTTGCCAAATGTAATTTTATTAGTTAGTGCGACTTGCAATAGGGCGTAATGTTTTATGATTGGTGTTCCATGACAGTCCCAAAAGTCTTTTTTTGTAAGAAAGTCATATTGTTTCATTAAGTGTTCAGCTACTTCTATGCTCATAGTATATCCTCATGTTGTTTTTGAATCGTATGGGGAAAATTGGTACTTACTGCTTTTACATTCCCTCTCGGCATTTCTGCCACCAACACATACGACATCATTTATAGGTCTTTTTAAGATAACATCATATTTTATATTTTGCAATCATTTTTGAATAATAAATAGTTTGACTTTTTATAAGTTAATATCTATATTAATAAACATATATAATTAATATTTATTATAATTAATATTAATAATTAATATTCACTTGAGGAGTGTGTATGAATAAAAATGAATTCAATGGATTCGTAAGGCTAATTGACGACGCCTACCCTAAACAGAAAAAATTAAACACAGTTCAGATTGGGTTTTACTGGATTGCTTTCAAAGATGAAAATTTAGAAGACTGTCTTAAATCATTATCAAACCATACAAAAACCTCAGAATGGAAACCACAGGTTTGCGACATTACAAAAAATATGGAGAAAGACAAGGATTATGCAACCATGTTTTTGCAATTTGTTAACAGAAATAAACCAAAGGAATTTTTTGAAAAAGATAAAAATTTTATGAGAGTTATACAAATTATTGGAGAAAAAAGAATAAGGACAATGCTTGAGACTGAGGTAGATAGAATGACAGAAAAGTTTGTAGACTTATACAAATCAGAAATTAATAATGCAAAGTATGACGCTTTACCAAATAATGTCAAAAACAAGTTAAAAGGAGTCTGTAATAAATGACGGCTATAAGATTAGGAGATGAGGCTCTTGAAAAGGCTGTAATGCACATTTCAGAGTTAGGTGAGAGACTTGCTAAAGCTGAATCAGAATACGAAAAACATACGTTAGAGATGAAATTGGAGAGAGACCAAGCGTTTATATCTCTGTCTGATAGAAAAATGACACAAAAAGAAAAAGAAGCGTGGGCAAACACACAGGTAGAGGTTATTAATCACATTGATAAGCTCGTAGAATTAAAAAAAACAATTATCGACACTAAGTATAAACTAAAATCTGCTGAATTATTTTGTGATTTATTTAGAACACAGTCAGCTAATTTGCGTAGAGAAAAGAAATTTTACCAAGAACTTGATTAATTAATAATAGCTATATGTTAACATTCGATAATTGAAAACTATGGCTAAAAGACCAACTAAAGAAGTACAAGAAAAATATAAGAAAATGATTGATTTCGGATGCGTAGTTTGTAAAAAGCATTTAGGGGTTTACACACAGCCGTGTATACATCACTTTACAGGGGCTGGTATGGGGTTAAAATCGCTAGATAAATTCATTCCGTTGTGTCATGCTCATCATCAGGGACACGAGGGAATACACCACATAGGAACGCATACTTGGGAGGCTAAATATGGCACTCAAAAAGAGTTATTAGATTGGTATAAGTTAACAAATGAAACTTGAAACCTTAAAAAAGCTAACTCCGTCATCTCCTGAGTTGTCAGGTAAACGTAGCAAAGTTCATAATGCTATTAGCACAGAAGACGTATTGCTAAAACTTTCATACTCAAAATTAACAAATAAAGAAACAGATTTTATTATCGGAAAATATTTGAATGACGATGAATCTTTAAAACAATTTTACAAAATATTTATTAAAGAATTAGAAAACAAATACAGTTTTAAAAGGGGGGAAAAAAATTTGGTGTGTGACATAGTTAAAGCATGTTTAATAGAATGTACTTTAATAAAATGTCCATTTTGTTCAGGAAGAGGATTTTATAAATTAAAAAATAATATAAGAAAATGTGACCATTGTGCTGATGGCGATTTTATTTATACAAATGTAGTAAGAGCAAACTTAACAAAAATACCTATAAATAAATTTCAAAAATTTAAAAATAAATACGAACGTATTTTGTCAATGATACAAGATGTAGAAAGCGATGCACTAGAAAAAATTGGTGATTTTATTTAATGTAATGTGTCATCGTCATCTGTTACATCTTCTGCTTTATTTAAAATTGCTTCATGTAAATCAGGATTAGATGCTAATAATGTTTTTAGTTCATAAACTAATTCTTCGTCTGTTTTTTCTTTAACGTCATCAATATTAAGATTGATATTTTGACTATGAAAGTTGTTGATTTCTAACAACAATTTAGCTGTATTAAGTCTTACACTATCTTGTTCAGAACCTAGCAAATCGTTTAATACTGTTATAGCA